ATTATATGGTGGCATAATGCCATAGAAGGCCAAGAGCTTAATAAGCCCATTGGCTGCCCTACTTTGTATTTTATGTAGCTAGCAGTGTTTTTGTTATAAACTTTTTTAACATCAACTCCTTCCAAAATAAAGATAAATCCGGTGAAACTTCTTTAGTTAAAAATTCGATTAAGTTGAATTGTAACTCAAATGGCATTCGATCTGTTACGGCCGTAAGGTCATAGCAGTAACAATCTAAGCCCATCTTTGTAAACTCTTTGACTTTCATCGCAATTTTATCGTGCGACTTAGTCCCATCGTTAGGAAACTTCTTTAAACAATCCATTAAATATTTATGGATGGGTTTCAAAACGCATTGTGACCAAATGTCTCCGATACAAATAACACGGGTCTTACCGCCCCCTTCAGCAATGAAATGAAGCCTCATGGTTAGGTATTGATTAATGTTATTTGAAATTAAAGAGGTACTGTTTTCGGCAATAATTTTACTTTGTTCAAGAACTTTACTGAAGGATGAAAGTGACTGACCTGAATATACTAAGGTCGCCAGATTCTCAACGTATTGTAATTGTTCATCGCGAATTAAAGCCTTGAGGTCACACAATGATGTGTGCCCCATTGTGCGCGGACCTGATGCACCAGCTTTGGTGCTAACGTGTATCGGTGATTTCATAGTTTCTTTTTCGAATTCCTCAATCCTGTAAAGGGCCAAGGTCTTCTCCATTGAGCTAGTTATCTCTTCTACACGGTTTCCGCATAATGACAGATCAACATGTAAAGGTTCGATTATTGTAGAAATATCGTAATCGATTTCATTTACTATAAGTCGGTACGAATTAAGTAGATTAAGTAAAAAGCGTTGGTAATGAACATCTTGCCTTAAGGCCTTTTGTTCACTCTGGCTTAAACCAAGAATTGAAGGTAAACCTTCTTTATTAGTGCGGATCCATATTGGGCCAATCTGTATATTATTTGATTGTCTCATAATGTATCGACTCGTAAGTCGGTGAATCTCTTTCAAGGTTTTAGTTGCAGTAACCTTACCATTGCACTTAATCTGACATTCGACATAAGACAGATATTTGTCGATGAGTTTATTACCTTTCATATTCGGCATAAACAGTATTTTTAAGTTCTTGCTAAATATTGAAAATTTAAATTTAAGACTCTTATCGAGTAATTTGTTACTTTTCATTGTTGTTTTCTCCCGAATAATGTAGTGGGATACGAAGTCCAAAGGATTCGAAGTGACATCCTTTTTAAGTCTGTCCGTG